AAGCTTTATATGATCAAATTAAATTACATATTTTAGAGTATTTAAATATACAAAAATATAATCTTAAAGTTTTTGATACTTACATATTAAAATCATGGGCTACATTATCTATTAAGGAACAATACATACATAACCATAAACACATGGCTTCTCATATAAGTTTTGTTTATTATCCAAGAGCTGAAAACCAAGGTAATTTAAAATTTGTTTCTAATTTAGGTTACAATAATCACATGTATATTCCATCTAGAGAAGAGTACTTTACAGAGTTTAATGAAACTAATTACAGCACTATGACAGTGCCAGCTCAAACAGGTTGTATTGTAATATTTCCAAGCAGTATGTTTCATGAAACAGAGATAAATCAAACTCAAATACCTAGAATTTCTATATCTGGTGATGTATTAATTACAATGAAACCTGGTATAAAGTCAGAACATTGTTTTCCTTCTCCTAATACTTGGTTGAAAATATAGTAATTTCTTTATATAAAGAAGTTATGGCTTTAAGAAATACAATTATTCGTCCTGGTATTAACAAAACTGATACACCTTCTGGAGCAGAAGGACAGTGGATTGATGCTGATAATATTAGATTTAGATATAGTCAACCTGAAAAAATAGGTGGTTGGCAAGCAATAGGTCAAGAAACTTTTGCAGGACCTGCAAGAGATCAGCACACGTGGTCTGCGTTAGATGGAAAAAAATATGCAGCATTAGGGACATCACAGATTTTAGCAATTTATTATGAAGATAAATTTTATGATATAACACCTTTGGATACTGCAATTACTATTGCAAGTAATGCTTTTACTACAGTTAATGGCTCATCTATTGTAACTGTAACAACTTCTACTTCACACAACTTAGCGGTTGGTCGTTACATAAAATTTAGCGCAGTAGGTAGTTTACCTGGTGGTTACATAGATACAGATTTTACAACAGATGTTTTTGAAGTTTTAACAGTGCCAAGCGCTACAACTTTTACAATTGATTTAGAAAAAAATGCAAATGCTTCTGCTACAAGTGGAACAGCAACAATTACACCTTATATAAGTGTTGGTCCTACCTTTCAAACTTATGGTTATGGTTGGGGAACTGAGTCTTGGGGAGGAGAAGATGATGGTGCAACTTCTACAACTTTAAATGGTGAGATAACTGATATAGCAACTACAATTACTTTAACAGACGCAAGTGCTTTTCCAACTTCCGGATCAATTTTGATAAGAGGAACTTCTAGTACTTTAAATGGAGCAATTACAGATACTGCAACTTCATTAACTTTAACAGATGCAAGCACTTTTCCATCTCAAGGAATTATATTTATTGGTGATGAAAAAATTACTTATAGTGGTAAATCATCTAATGATTTAACAGGTTTAACAAGAGGTGCAAATAATACACCCGCAACTGCTCATGATGATTTAGCGACTGTTACAACTAGAGGAGAAATAATTACTTATAGTGGTAAATCATCTAATGATTTAACAGGTTGTGTTCGTGGTCAAGAAAGTACTGAAGCTGTTTATCACGCAACTGGAAGCACAGTTATAAATGACGATGAATATAACGCATGGGGAGAAGAAACAGATGAAACAAATGTTGTACTGGAACCAGGAAGTTGGTCTTTGGATAACTTTGGAGAAATATTAATTGCAACAATAAAAGATGGTAAAACTTTTTCATGGAATCCTGGAATTTCAAATCCTTTAGAAACAAGAGCAACTGTTATATCAGGAGCACCTACATCTTCTCGTTTAACAGTTGTTTCAGATAGAGATAGACATTTATTTCATCTTGGAACAGAGCAAGAGATTGGTGATCCTAATACACAAGATCCAATGTTTATAAGATTTTCTGACCAAGAATCTTTAAGTGATTATTTACCAACTGCAACAAATACTGCAGGGACATTTAGATTAGATGCTGGTAATAAAATTGTTGCAGCAGTTTCTGGTAAAGATTATGTGTTAGTTTTAACTGACACTGCAGCATATGTAATGCAGTTCGTAGGTCCACCATTTACTTTTTCTATTAGACAAGTAGGTACAAACTGTGGATGTATTGGTCAACATGCTGTAGCGTTTGCTAATGGTAATGTATATTGGATGGGTCTATCAGGTGGTTTTTTTGTTTATGATGGTACTGTAAAAATACTACCATCACTCGTAGAAGATTTTGTGTTTACAACAAGAGGAAATAATCCAGGTGTAAACTTTAATTCTGCTGAAATAATTTATGCAGCACACAACTCTTTATATAACGAAATTGTATGGTTTTATCCAACAGGGACACCTATAGGTAATCCTGCTATTCAAAATAACAGAGGTTTAATTTATAACTATGTAGAAAACGTTTGGTCTATAAATACTTTAAGTAGAACAACTTATGCTGATTCTGGTACATATAGTTTACCTTATGCAACTTCTTATAATGTTTCAGCTATTCCACAGTTTCCAGTTATAAAGGGAGCTACAGATACATTTGGTGCTTCTACTTACTTTGCTCATGAAACTGGAGTTAACGAAATTGGATTAAATGCAAACTCCATTCCAATTGAAGCTTATATTCAATCAGGAGATTTTGATTTAACTCAAGGCGGGGATGGAGAATTTATGTTACATATCAGAAGATTTTTACCTGATTTTAAAAATCTTATAGGAAGTGCAGATGTAATTTTAAATACTAAAGATTATTCAAAAGGAGGAAATACTACTACGTCTTCTTTTACAGTTCAACCTACTACAAATAAAGTAGATACAAGAGTCAGAGGAAGATTCGCAAATATAAAAGTAGAAAATACTTCATTGGATGACAACTGGAGATATGGTACATTCCGTGTTGACATACAACCAGATGGTAGAAAATAATGGCAAAAGTTACAACTTACATACCAGAGCCTTCTCAAGAATATGACGTATCTAATCAACGTCAACAATTAGAAGCATTAGATACAATGAAAAACCAACTTAACTTTGGTTATCAAGAAGATCTTAAAAATGAACAAAAACAATTTGAATGGTTTCTTAGCTAATGGCAAATTTTTATAAAAGCGAAACATTTGATTTAACAACTACAGATTTAACAACTGTATTAAGTATAAATGTATCATCTATTGCGATAGTAAAATCTGTAACAGCTGTTCATGATACATCTAGTAATGTAGACACACATTTAACTTTGAAAAAAGCAGGTGGTTCAGATGTTAAAATTGGTTATGCAGAAATTAATAAAGGAGCTGCAGAAATGGTTACTAATGTTCTTAATATGGAAGCAGGGGATGTATTAAAAATGCAAGCCGGTTCTGCTAATCAGATTACTGGACAAGTGAGCTATCTTCTGGTAGATAGATCACAAGAGAATGGATAAACTAGAAAAAATAGAATGTAAGACAGTCGAAACCTGGAGAAACAAAAAAACAGGACAGACTTTTAAAACTGAGAAAGCTGCTAAGATGGATATAGAAGCTGGACCAGATGATATTGTAAAAGATGTTACTGTTCAAGTTAGTCCTAAAGGTTTAGAAGTTTTACATAAATTAATGAAATAAGAGGATATATGAAAGCACCTAGAGGAGGAACTGAACTTCAGTTCGAATATTTAACAAAACACGTAGATAAAAAATTATTAGATAAAGTTCAAATAACTACTTCTGTACCAGAAAAAATTCCTTTACACCCGACAAAGAAAAATATCCTTTGGCAAAAGAATTCATATGATCAACCAAACTTAGGACCGTGGTTTAAAGATAAATCTAATCATAATAAATATGATTGGTATGTATTTAATTCACATTGGAATTTTGAAAAGTTTAGAATGATGTTTGATCTACCAGGAGAAAAATGTATTGTCATTAAAAATGGTTTAGACGATATAAAGGTAAGAGATTTAGAAACTAAAAAAGATAAAATTAGACTTATATTTCAACCAACACCTTGGAGAGGTTTGAGTATTTTACTTGCTGCAATGCAATTATTGAATAATAAAGATATTGTTTTAGATGTATACTCTTCTACAGAAGTTTATGGAGAACAGTTTAAAAAAACTAATGATCATCTGTATAAAGCACTTTATGAACAGGCAGAACAATTACCTAATGTTAATTACATTGGATATAAACCAAATGAATATATAAAAGAAAATTTACATAAATATGATATATTTGCTTATCCTAGTATTTGGGAGGAAACTTTTTGTATTTCTTTATTAGAATGTATGAGAGCAGGTTTACATTGTATTACAACAAACTATGGGGCTTTATTTGAAACAGGTGCTGAGTATCCAGCTTATATTCCATATCAAAAAAATCCTCGTAATTTAGCTTATATATTTAAGAATTCTATAGAAGCATGTGCAGATTATTTATACACTGAATCTAGTATCCAACATTTAAAACAACAAGTTAACTACGTACATCTAAATTACAACTGGAATAAAATAGGTGGTCAATGGAGTAGGTTTATAGAAGGAATAACAAATGAATAATGAACCTATTTGGATGAATCAAGATGAAGTGCCTAAAAAAGAAAATAAAAAACCAGGTATATTTTTAACTACTCCAGTTCATAGTGATGTATCTTTGCATTATTTTTTATCTGTTATAAAATTTCAAAACAAGTGTCAGGTAAATAAAATTCATTTAAGTGTTGGGGTTAATAAATCTTCTTTAGTTACACAAGGAAGAAATTTATGTGTAAACGATTTTTTCAAACCTGAAGTGCGTAACGAAACTGATTATTTATTATTTGTTGATTCTGATATTGAATTTGAATACGAAACAATTATGAAAATGATTGATGCAGATAAAGATGTTATCGGTGCTCCTTATCCAATGAAATGTATTACTTGGGACAAAGTGATAAGTGCAATAAAAGACGAAGGGATAACTGATAAAGATTTGATAAAAACAAAAGGTTGTGAATGGCCTTTAAAAGTTGGTGAAAATAAAGAATTAAAAATGTATTCAAATGGTGTTGCAGAAGTTGTTGGTGTGCCAACTGGATGTCTTTTAATTAAAAGACATGTTTTTGAGAAAATGATGAAAGAATATCCACATTTAAAGATCAACCAACCGACAAATGTCAATGGAAATAATACTACTCATGAGTGGCTTTATAATTTTTTTGATACTTATTTTGATGAAGAGAATGGTAAGTATTATGGAGAGGACTTTAATTTCTGTAGTCTTTGGAGAAAAATAGGTGGTAAAGTACATGCTATTATGACAGAAAATGTAGTACATGTAGGAGAGTATCGATATGAAGGTATTCCAATGAAGACTCTTAAAAAAGTTGACTAGTCTTTAAAAAACTAGTAAATTAGCTTACTTCAGGAATTACGCCTGCTTTTCATTTAAAAATTATGACTATTACAAGAGGACAAATGCAAAGACAATTATACAATCAAGGCGGAATTATGAACGCTGTACCTAGAGAAGGTTATTTTTTAGGTAAACTTGCAAAGGGTCTTAAAAAAGGCGTTAAAAAAATAGGTAAAGGTGTTAAAAAATTTGCTAAATCTGATTTAGGTAAAGCAGCTATGTTAGCTGCGGGTGCATATTTTATGCCTGGAATTGGTATTAAAGCTCAAGGTGGTCTAGGTAGTTTTTTAGGAAAATTAGGATCTAAAGCTGCAACAGCTGGTGATTTTTTAAAAAGCAAAGGTGGTGATTTTTTAAGAAAACCTAAACTAGATATGGTATTAGATTCTTCAGGTGAAACTTATATTCCTAAAAGACTTGCAAACAGAGCAGTTGATTCTGGTCTACCTAGATTTGAAGTTGGTAGTGGATATTTTGGAGAAGCTAGAGACAGAGATGAAGGTGGTGTTAAATCTGTGTTGGCAGATTTTTTTCGAGATGAAAAGAAAAGAAATATACTTGCAGACGTATTAAAAGGAGCTACTTCTGTAGCTGGTGGAAAACTAGCATATGAAGATCAGAAAAGAATTAATGAAGCAAGACAAAAAGAATTTGATGATTATGTTGCAAGAAGAGCTGCTGTTTCTTCTCAATTAGAAGATGTAGTGCCTGAGCTAGATATCAGAATGGCTAATGGTGGTAGAGTTAATTACAATGATGGTGGTATAATGATGATGGCTTCTATGGACGAGAATGAAAGAGAGTTCATGAGACTTGTAGAAGAATTTATGGAAGCAGGGTTTAATCAAGAAGAAGCGATTGAAGCCGCTAGAGACGAGCTTGAAAGAAAATCTTTGGCTGAAGGTGGTATTATGGATTTAGATATAAGAACTAATCCTCAAGGTACTCAAGAAATAGATTATAGAGAAAATGGTGGTTTTGTTCCACCAATAGGAATTAAAGAAAAAGCTGACGACATTCCTGCAATGTTATCTAATAATGAATTTGTAATGACAGCAGATGCTGTAAGAGGAATGGGTAATGGCAGTGTAAAAAAAGGTGCTAAAAAACTATACGCACTAATGAGAGAAGCAGAAGGGAAAGGTAGAGCATAATGGCACAAAACCCAGCAGCATTTGTAGAACCAGGAGGACAAAAATTATTTGACCTGTTGATGAAAGAATTGGGTAAACCAATGGACATTGGAGCTATTTCTCCAAAGGTTGCAGGAGTTAGTCCATTAATTCAAGAAGCTCAAAAAAGAGCAGCGAGTGAAGCAGGTCTTGGATCTTTACAATTTGACCCAACAACAGGAGCTATTACAGGAGTTGGCCCTGGCACAGGAGTTGCATCATACGAACGTTTTTTAGATAAAGCAGAAGCGGCTGCAGGACCAGACGCTTACAAACAATACATGTCCCCTTACCAAACAGAAGTTTTAGATGCTACTCAAAGACTATTAGACGAGCAACGAGCAGCTGGAAGACCGCAGCTAGCAGCTCAAGCTATTGAAGCAGGAGCATTTGGTGGTGGTAGAGAAGGTGTTCAAAGAGCAGAATACGAAAGAGGTAGAGATATTTCAGATGCCGGTATTATGGCAAACTTAAGACAACAAGGATTACAACAAGCGCAACAACTGGCTCAACAAGATTTACGAAATCAAATAGGACTTGCTCAAACAGGGCAAGGACTTAGTTCAAATGTTATTTCTTCATTAGGAAATATTGGAACAGGTGCAATGACTTATGACCAATCTTTATTAGAAGCAGAGAGACAAAGAGCTTTATTAGGTCAAGAGTATCCAACATCAAGAATTCAAACAGCAACGAATATTTTTGGTTCACTAGCGTCAAACGTACCCGGTGCTCCTCCAGCTCCTATAATGTCATCTCCAGGCATTGCTGGTCTTCAAGGTGCAGCTGGAACATTTAATTTATTAGGCGGTGCTCCTGGACAAGGTGTAAGTTCTCTTGCTGGATTGTTTAGATAGGAATTAAATGTCAAACATATTAAAAAGACCAATGTTTAGAAGAGGTGGTACAGCAGCAGAAAATGTTGGAATTACTTCTGGTTTAGAGGAAAGAAGAAATTTTGCTACAGGTACAACACTTGAAGATATAATGCCTAAAAGACCTGAAGGAGCTAAAGGCAATCTAACTGATTATATTTTTGGACCTGATTTAGAAGAACTTTTTAAAAGTATGCCATCGTCTCCAAAAACAGAGCCAGAGATAACTATTAAAAAAGAACCTGTTATTGAAGAATCAATTACTGAACCAAAGTCAGAGGCGGAAGAATTAACAGACATATCAAAACTTACTGAAATTACAAAAGATCCTATTATGGATCCTGATTTAATGAGAATTAGAAGAGAACAAAACAAATATATTTATGACACTGATCAACCAATAAGTGAATTAAAAGAAGATAATTTAGAAGAAGTTTTATCAGAAGATAAAACTGCAACTGAAGCTGGTTATTTTACACCTACTGATGAATCTATAAAATCAGAACTAGAAGATATCTTCGCGGGGCTAGCGGCAACAACACCTGATGATCCACAACAATTACAAAGCTATGCACAAGTTTTAGGTAAAGCTGGTACTATTGCTGGTGGTTTAAGAAGAGAAAGAGCTGCTAAAGATAAAGCTTTCCAACAAGAAGTGTTACTAGCTCAATTAAAAAATCTTGATAAAAAAGAATCAGATCAATTAATAAGATACGCAAAACAATATGCAGCTCAAACTGGAATGGATGAAGGAGAAGCTATCCAATTATTTTTAACTCGTTATTTAAAAGGTCCTTTAAAAGAAGGAACATACAAAAGATCTCTTGTAGATGAATATATAAAAGATTTAACTGATCCAACAAGTCCAACTGGGGGCTATACAGATAGTCAAGCTATGAACATAGCAAATACTTTAGTTAAGATAAGAACAGGTGAAATATCAATGGGAGCAGATAGATTACCTGCTGGTAGTGATTTTGATGAAGATTTACCTGCAGGAAGATATATTGACTATAGAGATGGATCTATTTACACTTGGGACGGAGCAACAAAAACACAGGTATGGCCTGAATAATAGGAGGTCACGTGGCTGATAAAGACGATAAATTTAATACTATATTTGGAAATCAAACAATAGATGCATTTGTTCCTTTCTTAGGATCTCAAGAAAAAGTAGCAAGAAGAATAAAAGAAAGAATAGAAGGTGTTCCTGAAAAAGACCTTACTGAAATAGGATATATAGATCCTTATACTGCTGTTGTGTCAGGTGTTTTGGATGCTACTATTAAAATACCTAAGGGAGTAGTGAGTTTAGGAGCTGAAATAATAGATGCTTTAAGAGAAGAAAATGTTCCAATAGATGAAAGTTATGTTGCTCGTTTAGAAAAATATTTTGATGATAGTGTGTTAGGTAAAATACAACAAGGTAATGAAGATATTGTAAAAGAAACTGCTATTGGAAAACTAACTTCTGCTTTTGCACAACTATATGCGTTAGGTAGAGTAGGTGCTAGTGCTACTGTGAAAGCAGCTACAAAAGCGAAAAAAATTTATAATAAATATGCTACGGCAGCTAAAGCTAACAAAGTAGCTAGAGCAGGTGGTAATGTAACCAAAGCTGGAATTAGAGCAAAAGATTTAAATAAACTAACAGGGTTGCAAAATTTTGCAGCCATAACTCTTGGTGGTGCAAGTGGTACAGCAATGATTGCAGACATAGAGGGTATAGGTACTTTTGGTGATGTATTAGGTGGTCCTTCTGCTTTAGACAGAGAAGAAAGAAAAACTACAGAAGATGAAGCCGCAAGAAGACTTTGGAATAGACTAAAGTTTGGTGTTGAAGGTGCAGCTATTTCTGTTCCTATAGCTTATGGAATAAATACAGTTGCGAAAAGAATCGCTAATGCAGGAAAAAAATTAAAATATAGTGACGATCAATTAGATCAATGGATTAATAAATATATTGTAGAACCATTTGCTCCTAGTGGAAAAAAATCTCAACAGTTGTTTGAAGGAGTAAAAAGAGTAGAAGGTGAGATGTCCGCTGGTCAAGTGACAGCTAAAGATTTAATTATGGATATTGATCAAACTCTTTATAAAATAGCAAAAGAATCTGGTATTTCAAATAATAATCCTTCAGTTAAAAGATTAGTTGGAAGATTAGATGAATTACTAACTTCAACAGATGATATTATATCTAAAGGTAAAGTAACTTTTCCAGGTTTTAAACCAGAAAAGATAACAGAGTTTAATAAATTTTTAGATGAAATAGGTGTTTCTAAAAAACAAGGTGAAGAACTTATAAAAGAAATGTTTAAAGTTAGAAACAAATTTAATATTTTTAAAAATTCTTTACTTCAGGGTGGAAACATAAATGCTGCAAATAAAGAATTCATGAATATCATGTCTGAAAGAATGAGAAATATATTTACTTCAGAATATAAAATTTTTGAGGGTAAAAGCATTTTACCTTTTTTAAATTACAAACCTACGGAATCAGCTATTAATGGAGTAAAAGCTGTATTCGATAAATATGCAAGACAAAATGGTATAAAGTTATCTCCTCAAGATTTAGATGATATTATCACGGACGTAACAAATAATGTAAAGATGAACCCTCTTACAAAAACTCCAGAGTTTCCTATGACTGTATTGAGTGTTCTAGATGATAATGCAACTCAAATTATAAATATTGCAGACAATGTTAAAGGTGGTCAATTTAAACCAACTACGTTAATACAAGCTCAAGATGATTTAAGAGCATTTAATAAATTTTTTGGACAAAAAAGAGATTTAAGAAATACTATTATAAATACAATGTCTGATTTGGCTGCTTTAACTGCGAAAGATAAATTTTACAATAATATATACAAACAATCACAAGCTTTAATAGAGTCGGGTGAAAGAGCAATTGTTTATCCTACACGTACCGAAGCAATTAGAAATTTAAGAAATCAAAATATTATTGCAGATAAACAAGGGTTACAATTAAAATCTCCTTTAGGAGAATCCACATATACTAATCCTTTAAATGGACAGTTTACATCACAAGAATGGAAAGATGCCTTACAGTTTAGTGAAAAAATAATGTTTGATGATTTAGCAAAATCTACAGTTTATAAAAATTTAGTTTTAATTCCTAAAGGTTTAACTCAAATATCTAAAACAATTTTAGGACCTTTTACTCATGCCAGAAACTTTTTTACAGCTTCTCAATTTGCTTTGGGAACAGGAAATTTATTTAAAGATCCTAGAAAAATAGTCAGTAATTTTAAACAAGCTTTTAATACTATTCAACCTCAATTACTTTATCGTAACACACCAAAAGATCAGGCTTTGTATAAATTTTTATTAGAAGAGCAAGTTGTAAGTTCTTCTGCAACTGCTAGAGATATTTCAGGGCTTCTTGACGATATTGGAAAAGGTGGTGATGTATATATGAGATTGTTTGGAAAATTTGGTAAAGGTTTGAAAAAATTATATGAAAAAGCTGCGGATTTATATGTAGCAGAAGACGATATTTGGAAAACGTATAACTTCTTATCTGAGTTTGACACATATAAAAATGCATATGCAAATGCTTTAAAGACAGGGAAAATTAATAGAATGCCTGCAGATTTAACGATTGCTAAAGAAGCTGCAAATATTGTTAGAAACACTGTTCCAAATTATGGATACATTGGACCTTTTGGACAAGGATCTAGACGTTTACCTTTTGGTAACTTTGTATCTTTTCCTATTGAAGTAACAAGAACTGCAGCAAACATCGCTGAACTTGGTTTAAAAGAATATCGTAATCCAATTTTTAGAGCTGTTGGTGCTAAAAGATTATTAGGTTTTACAACTGCAATTGGAACTGCACCTAAAATGGCAAGTGCTATGTTAGCAGGAGCTTATGGTGTAACTAAAGCTACCGCTGCTGCTGTCAGAGAATTTTTACCAAGTTTCTCTGAAGACTCTACACTTTTTGTATATAAAGACGAAAATGGAGATATTAAATACATAGATACTTCGGGTGCTATGGTATACGACACAGTTGTTAACCCTATTCAATCTGTAGTAGCAAATGTTGAAAGAGAAAGAGTTTTTAATGAGGATGACCCATTAATAAAAGGTGTTTTAAAAGGATTAGCTGGTGGTATTGGAAGATTTATAAGTCCTTATGTAAATGAATCTATTTACTTAAATACAATAAATAATCTATTTGTTAGAAATGGTAGAACTGCTCAAGGTAGAAGACTTTGGAATCCAGAAGCTCCATGGGGTGAAAAGATTAAAGAAGCTGTTAAATATGCTTTAACTGAAGTTGCTCCTTTATCATACAAACAAATGGAAAGATTAAGATTAGCTGGATTTGATTTACCTGGTCCAAGAGGAGAAAAATACGAATTAAAAGATGAGTTAGCTGGTCTTTATGGAATGAGACCAATTAAAGTAGATCCAATAAAATCTTTAAACTACAAGATCAATGACTTTAAATCAGGAATAAGAAATACGAGATCTCTATTTACATCACCTGTTTTAAAAGGTGGATTAATGAAACAAGAAGATATTATTGAAAGATATTATGTAGCTAATCAACAAAGGTTTAAAACATTTTTAGATATGCAAAGAAAAATAGAAGCAGCTGAAATTTTAAATGCTAAAAATGTAGATTTAGTTAAGTTATTTGGAAAAAGACAAGAAAGCAAAAACTTTGCTTTAATACAAAGAGATAAGTTTTCTCCTTTTAAATTAACCAAAGACACAATTAGAGAATCAAAAAGACAAGCAGATTTAATAAATGAAAATTTTGATGATCTTCAAATACCTACTGGAATAGATAGAAGCACACTTAACATTTTATTTAAAATGCAAAGAGATATGTATAGATTAAAATTAAATAAAGATTTTAATCAACAAATTAAATTAGAAGACTATTTACCTAAAAAACCAGGGCAACAAAGCAATGTAGCACCTTTACCGTTACAACCGATGCCAAATGTTAATCCAGGTTTAGCACAGATACCTCAAGGAGGATTGACACCTACTGAAAATGCTTTACTGTCTGATGCAGAAAAACAAATTAGATTAAGACAAAGGGGATTAGCATAATGCCAGGTATAACATCAATTAGAAGTTTCTTTAGAGGCGGTGGAATGGATATGGGTAGTGAAGAAAACCAAGCTCAAAGTGCATCTATGGCAAATAATTCAATAGGATACGCAGGAAACACTGGAGGATCTGAAGGTGGAAATGACAATAATAATACTGCAAAAACTAGTAATCTTGAAGATACTAGACTAAAAAATATTCAAACTATGGACAGGTTTACAAAATATAGACCTCAAGTTACTATTCCACAATCAGGTATAGGAGGCATGTTAACAAGTATGGTTCCGAGTATGTTAGGCTTTGGTAATTTATTTGGATCTACTAATATGTTAGGAAGCGCTGCACAAAAGCTTTCTGATTTTTCAGCTGCCAAAAATAGGGATTTTTTTCAAGATGTAATAGGTTCTGGTAATATTCCTGGTTTAAACTATGCAACTGTTTCTGATATGTCAGATCAGCAATTAGAAGATGCTTATCAAGATTATATGTCAGGTAGATTATCTGGTGAAACAGATGCTTATGGTAATCCTTTATCTCAAGAACAAGATGATAATCCCTTGAAACAACTTTTACTTTCTCAGCAATCAACCAAACCACAAGGCGGTTTGATTGATCAATACTTAAAACAATTAAACATAACATATTAAAATGGTAAAAAAAGATTTAGCTTTAGAGAAAATAGAATCACATGAAAAGTTATGTCGAATTATGCAAAAGCAAACTCATCAAAAAATTTCAGGAATAGAAAACGATATTAAAGAAATTAAAAATCATATGCGTTATGCAATGACTGCTTTAGTCGGTGGTATGTTTGCTATAATAGTTATTTTAGTTGAAAAACTTTAACGCGAAATACAACCAAACCAAATACCTGAACCATTGTTCATAACCCATCTGTTTATTTCATTATCAAAGGTAGACAAGGCTTCTCTAACTATATCGCAGTAATCATAGAAGTCCCATTTTGAAAAATCAAAATTATAGTTAATAGGGTAGAGTGTATATATTTCGTTTTGAAATACAATTATCTCCATATGGGTGGAATTTTTATTAATGATTTTTGTAACCTTTGTATAACATCTTCGTAATCATAATTTTTTATATGAATTAAGGAATCTGTAGATTTTGGTTTTTCAAACATTTGATTTGTGTCTTCATATCTTCCAGCGTCTATTGTATCCATCCAAATAACAACATCATATCCTTTTCTATATTTATCAAAAGGACATACAAATTCTATAACAGAAGGTTTATCAGCTATCTTACATAACTTTTCCATTCTATTTACTTGTCTAATTCTACCTTCTTCTGAAAAATCCCAGTCGTGAAATATACGTCTTATTTCATCTGCATTAAAATATGCAACATCCATATTCTCTACTAATCGTTTAGCAAAAGTCGTTTTACCAGAACCAGGTAAACCAAATATTAATATTTTATTTATATCCATTCTTTTAATTCTTCTCCCATAATTTCTGTAGCTATATTAACCTTACGTTTTAAAGCGTCAACAATTTTTTCATCTATAGTATCTTCTGCCATTATATCTATATAAGTCATAGGTCTTTCTTGACCATAACGATCTATACGAGCTTCTGATTGTTGTCTTTTTTCTAAATCATAACCATTAGAATAATAAATCATTGTACTTGCACCTGTAAGTGTAATACCATAACCACCAGTTTGCGGAGTTCCTAAAAGAAATCTTATTTTACTTTCTGGATTTTGTATTTCTTCAATTGCTTTTTGTCTATCATCAGTAGATGTATCACCAAAATATGTAACAGTCTGGCCAGGAAATTTTTTCTCTAACGCATTATATATGCTTTCAATATCATTTCTATAATGAGCCCAAATAACTGCTTTGCCTTCTACCTCTTCCATAATATCCATAAACTCATTCAATCTGTTACTTTTTATTTCTTGAACAGAACCATCGTCTGCTTTGAAATGACCACAAGTTATTTGATGCAATCTCATCATTTGAGTAATAACAGTTGCAGTTGTAGTCATCTTACCATTTAAAAAAGCAAGTGCCTGAGTTTTCATTTGTTTATATAATTTTCTTTGTTCGTCAGTGAGTTCTATAATTCTTTTCATGTATGTTTTTTTAGGAAGATCAAAACAATCATCTTTTAAACATCTGTATGAGAAAGGTCTTAGTTTTTCCGATAGTTCACCTAAATTTCTATAACCCACAACAATTTGAATCTGTCTACCTGAAACATTTATTGATCTCATTTTTGCGTATCTAACTCTAAAAGCATAATAAGAAGATTGATCTAATAAATAAGGATCTAAAAAATAACATTGTGTAAATAAATCTAAAGGAGATTTAGTTACAGGTGAACCTGTAAGTATTCTTCTGTATTTAGAATGTTTAGATAATTCTAAAATTGCTTTAGTTCTTTTAGCTGAGGGATTTTTTATAGTAGTTGATTCATCAATAGCAATCATAGTTCTATGAGAGTTTAAAAATTGATAAGCATACATCAAACCTTTTTTAGTAGAGAACGCTTCAACATTCATAATACAAATATGTAAATCTTCATCCGGTTTTAATAACTCTATCATATCCGGAGCATCTGGTTTTGTTTTCCAAAAACCAATTTTCTTTTCAATATGATCTGGTAAGTGATTTGGTATTTCAGCTGTGAACCAGTTTTTGTATACACCTTTAGGTGCAATAATAAGGGCTCCATTTATTTTACCCTTATCATAGAGCATAGCTATATTATCTATAAGTACTTTTGATTTACCTGTACCCATTTCCATAAAATACGCAAAAACTTCTTTATCCCAAGACATTTCTAAGGCTTTAAGTTGATGTGCAAAAGGTTTGCTTTTAAATTTATAATTCATTTTATTTTCTTCTTTCTATTGCAAAAGATATCAAATAATGTATAGGTAGTCAAGAAGTTATGAAAAACAAAGTATATGTAATTCAGGATATACCTGGAACTAAAGACGGTCGTCCTAAAATTAATATTATTGGTGCATCTGAATATGGTGACTTAAAAGTTTTGCTACCTGAAAATGCACAAATAATTTTAAGCGCTGGTCCTTTAGTTTTTAAATTAAAAAAAATGTTATCTGATTTTACTTCAGATGATTATTTATTATTGACTGGTGATCCTGCAATTATTGGAGTTGCATGTTCTGTAGTTTCCGACATTGCAAATGGAAAATACAATTTATTGAAATGGGATAAACAAGAAAAAAGATATTATCCAATAGAAATAGACTTATACCAAAAGGAAACATCTTGACACATTCATAATACATAATTATATAGAAAGGAGAAATTATGAGTATAGACTATAGAAAACACAAACAAGAACAGATTAAATCTGTTGCTAATCCAAATGAACTTGCAAGTAAGGTTCAACAATTAAAAAATTTAGAAGATGAAATTGCAAATGCGGAGGACTCTGTAAAAAAATTAAAAGAGAAAGCAAATGTACTTTCACAATTTGAAATTCCTCAAATGATGGAGGAAATGAATATTAAAAAATTAAAGTTGACTGATGGTGAAACTGTTGAAGTATCTAATTTTTATAGTGCATCAATTGTAGATCAAGAGTCAGCTTTTCAATGGCTTCGTGAAAACGGTCGAGGTGATATTATTAAAAATGATATTACCGTTACCTTTGGTCGTGGCGAAGATAACAAGGCAGCAGAATATGCTGTTCTTGCTAAAGGTCAAGGATATGAACCTGTCCAGAAAGTGGGAGTACATCCTCAGACCTTAAAAGGAGTAGTTAGAGAATGTAACGAGTCTGGAATCGAACTTCCTGACTGCTTCAAAACTTACGTAGGTAACCGTACAAATATAAAAAGGAGTTAATCTTATGGAAAATAAAGACGTAGCTGTTAAACAAACAGCAAGCACACCCTCTACAATTTTATATAGAGAGTCTGCTAACAAGGGTTTTGAGAATGTAAGACAAGAATCACTTGCATTACCTATCTTAAAACTTTTACAAAACGGATCAGGAGAAGCACAAAAACGAAATCAAAATTTCGTGGAAGGTGCAGAACCTGGTATGTTTTTAAATACAGTAACTAAAAGACTGTATGATGGTGAGCAAGGAATAACTGTAATTCCTTGTTATTACAAAATGGAGTATCAAGAATGGGCTGAATTTGGTACTGGTTCAGGTAGACCAGAACAAATATATCCGGCTGATTCTGATATTCTATCTAAAACTACAAAAGATGGTGGTAAAGACAGGTTACAAAATGGTAACTACATTTTGACTGTGCATCAAAACTTTGTAATTATTTTAGGTGATGATGGCAAAGCTGAAACTGCTCTTATTTCAATGAGTGGTTCTCAAGGAAAGATTGCTAGAAAATGGCAATCTCTTCAAATGTCACAAACTATGAAAGATGAACAAGGTTCATATACACCTGCATCATTTGCTTACTCTTACAGAATAACATCCGTGTTAAATTCTGGTAAAGGTAATCAATGGTATGGTTATAATGTTGTTATGGGAAATCAAGTTTCTGAAAAAGAAATTTTTGATAAAGCCGCTGATTTTCATGACACTTTATCTAAGCAGAACAGATAGTTACCACATTTGGGCGCTAGTAATATAGCGCCCAATTTAAAATAATACAGAGGGAAGATGATTGAAAGATTAAAAAGTATATTTGCAGGTTTAGAAAGCGCATATGGTGCCACTAAAATTACCAATGAAATAAGACATGACGGTAAAAATGAAGTTAGGTCTTTTACAGTAAAGAAACCAGTTACTAATGAGTTATGGGAAAACCATTTAAAAGGAGTTGAACCTGCTCTTGGTATTGTTCCAATAAATGAAAACAATGAATGTAAATGGGGTTGTATTGATATTGATACATATCCTTTTGATCATAAAAAATTAATTAATAAAATTAGAAAAAACAATTATCCATTAATAGTAATTAGATCTAAATCTGGTGGAGCACACGTATTTTTATTTACAGAAAAATTTATACCTGCATCTTTGATGAGACAAAAATTACAGTTAATGGCTTCTAATTTAGGATATGCAAAAGCAGAGATATTTCCAAAACAATCTACTATCAAAGCTGAAAGAGGTGACATAGGAAATTTTTTAAATATGCCTTATCATGGTGGAGATAGAACTGTTAGATATGCTATTGGTGATGATGGTAACTCACTTACTATAGAACAGTTTGTAAAAGAATATGATGAGTATGTTCAAACAGAAGAACAACTTAAAAATTTTTTAATTGAAAAAGTTACTAAGAAAAAAATAAAAGAACATTTTCCAGATGGGCCACCATGTTTGAATACTATAATAAATAATGGTCCTATTGTAGAAGGCAATGGTGACATTGCAGCGTCAGGTAGAGATAATGGTTTATTTAATATAGGAGTGTATTTAAAAAAATCTGATCCAACAGGTTGGCAAAATAAAATAGAAGACTACAACGTAGAAAAATATATTAAACCACCTTTGAAATCTGATGATGTCATAAGAATTAAGGGACAAGTTGATAAGAAAGATTATGATTTTAGATGTAAAGACAAACCAATTTGTAATTTTTGTAATGAAAAAGTTTGTTATTCAAAACCTTTTGGTAAAGGTGAAGAGGTTAGAATGCCAGCAATTACAACGATTAGAAAATATGCATCAGAACCACCTATATTTTTTGTAACAGTAGATGAACAAACTATAGAAGTTGATGCACCGACATTACATGACCCAGAAAAATTTAGTGTTGTATGTATGACAGAGCTAGGAACACCTCTTCTTCCTGTTGCAAAATTAGTATGGAGAAAAATGTTAGCTAAACTAATGAAAAATATTGATGCGATTGAAGCTCCAGATGATACAAGATTAGATGTACAAATGAAAGATCTACTGACAGAATTTATAAGTCGTGATGGTAAAAGTATTGAAGATATTTTAAAAAGAAAACCATTTACAGAAAGTGGTATCAGTCATTTTAAGTTTAAAGATTTTTGGGGATTTTTAATTAGAAGTAAAACATGGCCAGATAAAACTTATACTAAAAATAAAACAATAAGATTATTAGAAGATTTATTTTCAGGTAAGGAGAAAGTGGTAAAAATAAATGACAAGAGTGTAAAAGTTTGGACAGTTGAAAAAATAGATGTTGAAAAATTTACACCTAAAAAAATAGAGAAACAACCGGCACCATTTGAATGAGAACAGTAATAGCAGGACCACCAGGAACAGGTAAAACACATACTTTAGTAAATACATATTTAAGAAAAGAATTGTTTTTACACAGAACTGATCCTAAAAAAATTTGTTACATTACTTTTAGTAATGCAGCAGCAAAAGAAGCAAGAGAAAGAATTCAAAAAGAATATCCTAATAAAGAAATTGAATGGATCTCTACAATGCACTCCATGGGAACTAAAATGTTAGGTATTGATACTACGACTCAATTATTAAAAGATAAAAACTGGAATGCTTTTAAAAATAAATATGGTCATAATGATATGCATTTTGAAACCATAGAGAAAGAAAATGGTTATCATGAATATAAAAATCAATACATGAAGATAATAGAATATTCTAGATGTCGTAAAATAAAACTACAAGACGCAGCAATAGAATTAGATTTAATAGATTATATTAGTGAACCTTTATTAATTCAAATTAATGAAGATATTATAAACTATAAAAAAGACTATAGCATGTATGAATTTTCAGACATGATTTCAGAATTTGTTAAGAAAAGCAAGTGTCCTTCCCTCGACGCAGTTTTTCTTGATGAAGCCCAAGATCTGAATCCTTTGCAATGGGAAATGTTTTTTTACATAGAGTCAATATGTAAAAGATCATTCGTTGCAGGGGATGACGATCAGGCTATCTATACATTTCAAGGGGCGGATCCAAAAACTTTTATTAATTTAACGGGCACGTCAGATCATCAGACGCAGTCAAGAAGAGTACCAAAAGCAGTGCACAAAGTTGCACTATCTATTCTAGAAAATATAGATGAAAGAAGAGAAAAAGAATGGAAACCTAGAGAAGCAGAAGGGTCTGTGTTTGAAAACTTAGAACTAGAAGATTTACATTTAGATTCTGGACAATGGATGGTGTTAACTAGGACCAATGAACAATTAAAAAAATTAGTACCTTTTTTTCAAGAGTCTGGATATAGGTTTGATTGTAAATTTAATGATTTACTACCTCCTGAAATTATAAAAGCAATTAATGATTGGAATAGACTAAATAAAGGAGCCAGTATATCTGGAGAAGAAGCTCAAAATATATACGAGTTTTTAAAGTATGAAAAAGGAGATGTCCAATATGGGTTTTCTGGAGGTAAATCTTTAGAAAATGTAGATTCTGTAACGATAGATGAATTGAAATTAAATCATGGACTAAAAGTATCTGGTGGTTGGGATGTATTAAGATTTAAAGATTATCAAAAAGATTATATCAAGGAGCTAATGACGAGCGGCGAGGATCTAAGTAAACCTGCTAGAATAAAATTATCAACAATACATTCTGTTAAAGGTGAAGAATCAGAGAATGTAGTTTTGTTTACAGACTTGGAAAGAATTATTTACGAATCAGCGCAAGTAAATAAGGACACAGAACATAGGTTGTTCTTTGTTGGTGTAACGCGTGCAAAAGAAAATTTATTCATAATGAACCAAGGTTATGAATATCAATACAACATAGGAGAAGAAATAATATGACAGATAAAGATATATTTAAGGAATCATTTCCTCAATACACTCAGGTAGGCGGGAATCACTACACTAAGTTTCCCATTCAACCTTATGAATTCATTTCTAAAAATGAACTTTCATTCTTTCAAGGCAACGTTATAAAATATGTTTGCAGATATCAAAGAAAAGGCGGAGTAGAAGATTTAAAAAAAATTGTTCACTATTGCCAATTAGAAATGCTTAAGATAAAAGATATGAAAAAGAAATAATATGGAAAAGAAAAGTAAGAAAGATTCCGGAAGAAAATGGGATGGCAAGTCTAGAGTATCTAATGATATTTACAGACAACGTTGGGACGAAATTTTTGGAAAAAAAGAAAAAACTTTACATGAAGAATTAATGGAAGGTTACGAAGAAGAGAAAAGAAAAGAAGATGGCAGCGACGAAAGCTAGGATTAACAAGGATCTAGTGATCAATAAAAAGTATAAGTTTCGTTTAGAAATTTATTTAGCTTTAGAAGGTCATGAAGATATTTGTTGGGAAATATTTCCTCAAGATTATTCATCTTGTTTGTATGCTTTTTCTAATAAAAATAAATTAGATAGTATTGTGAAAAAGAAATACATCTATGAAAAGAAGGTAAATTAAAATATGTTTCAAGCACAAACAGAATGGACTTGTCCGGATACTTTTCCGGATTTATCAAAATATGAATACGTAGCAATCGACTTAGAAACCAGAGATCCAAACTTAAAATCAAAAGGATCTGGTGCAGTCATTGGTGATGGAGAAATAATTGGTGTAGCTTTAGCTGTAGAAGGTTGGTCTGGATATTATCCAATAGGTCATAGAGAAGGTAATTTGGATAAAAGAATAGTTTTAGATTATGTTAGAGATGTTTGTAAGGCATCTAATACAAAAATTTTTCATAATGCAATGTACGATGTATGTTGGCTAAGAGCATACAATATTCCAATAAATGGTTTTATAGTAGACACAATGGTAATGTCATCTTTGATTGATGAAAACAGATTATCATATGCATTAAATAGTATTGCCTTTGAATATTTAAGAGAAGTTAAAGATGAAAAAGGATTAAAGGAAGCTGCAGAAGCTGCTGGTGTAGATGCTAAATCAGAAATGTATAAACTTCCTGCAATGTATGTGGGTAGTTATGCAGAAAAGGACGCTGAACTTACTTTAAGATTGTTTAAAATTTTATCTGTAGAAATTCAAAAACAAAATTTATCTGAAATATTTGATTTAGAAACACAACTATTTCCTTGTCTAATAGATATGAAATTCAAAGGTGTTAGAGTAAACGTAGAAGGTGCACAAAAATTAAAACAAGACATGTTAAAAGAAGAAGAGGCGCTACTATTAGAAGTAAAAAAGCAAACAGGAGTTGATACACAGATATGGGCAGCAAGGTCCATTGCGAAAGTTTTTGACAAACTCGATTTAGACTACGAAAGAACACAGAAAACACAAGCACCCTCCTTTACTAAAAATTTTCTATCTGAACATAAACATCCTTTAGTTCAAAAAATTGCAAAAGCAAGAGAAATAAATAAAGCTCATACAACGTTTATAGATACAATCTTAAAACATGAGCATAGAGGACGTATTCATGCAGATATAAATCCTATTAGATCAGATCAAGGTGGAACAGTAACTGGTAGGTTTAGTTATTCAAATCCTAATTTACAGCAGATACCTGCTAGAAATAAAGATTTAGGTCCTAAGATAAGATCATTGTTTTTACCAGAAGAAAATCATACCTGGGGTTGTTTTGACTACTCACAACAAGAACCAAGATTAGTTGTGCACTATGCAGCTACAACTGATCCTATTATGTATGATCAATCTGTAACAAATATAGTAAATAAATTTAAAAGTGATTCTGTAGACTTTCACCAAACTGTAGCTGATATGGCAGGTATATCTAGAAGCAATGCTAAAACAATTAACTTAGGTTTGTTTTATGGTATGGGTAAAGCAAAACTACAAGCGGAGTTAGGACTCTCTACAAAAGAAGAAGCAGAAAATTTATTTAACCAGTATCATGAAAATGTCCCTTTTGTTCGTGAACTAATGAACCGGACTTCTAGCCATGCTCAGTTTTCCGGTTCAATTGGTACATTGTTAGGTCGTAGATGTAGATTTAATAAATGGGAACCTTCAACATTTGGTATGCACACACCAATGTCATTAGAAGAAGCAGAAAGAACTTATGGAAGAGGAAGAATCAAAAGAGCTTTTACATACAAAGCTTTGAATAAATTAATTCAAGGTTCTGCAGCTGACATGACAAAGAAAGCTATGTTAGATTTGTATAAAGAAGGTATCATACCTCACATACAGATACATGATGAATTAGATATTTCTATTGAGTCAGAAGCGCAAGCTAAAAAGATAATTGAAATTATGGAAAATGCTGTTAAACTAGCTGTCCCAAATAAAGTTGACTATGAATATGGTAATACTTGGGGTGAAATACATGGGTAAATATTATGGCATATTTAAACGCAAACATTCCTCCAATTTATTGCAAAGTAAGGAAGGAGTATCTTTATGATCTTAAAGAACATCAAGGAGATTTTATTGACTGTGTTATCTTTGGTCTGGTCTCTATTTCAGGTCGCGCACTCTTATTTAATATCATGCTACCCAACGGTGCGTGCTTTTGGCGTTTACCTATATCGGCTTTTTTCCAAAAGGAATTTGAGAGAAAAGACGTGCCTGATATGCGAGTGGATCAACTCGAACTGTGGAACTGCTTTAGTTATTATCCTAGTGTCCATTGTTTTGATTGGTTGGCTGGTATAAATGGCAAGTATCTAGGTAAAGATAAAAAATTTTATCATGGACAATATTTATTCACTGTTGATTGGGCTCATCCAGAAACCAATATCCTTGATACAGAGCATTCTGAGATTCCTCAAGAACACAAGTGTGCGCATATATTGGCTCTTGCTAACGGTAATTATGCAGCTCAGCCTAATAATCGTATTTTGTGGCATGTTAATAGCTACACTACTGATACATCTTGGCCTGACTATAAAGTCCAGAATACTTACTGGGATGTCGAAGGTTCAGACTGGGTTACGGAAGATAGTGACAAAATGTTTTACGAGATAGAAAAAAAAGAAGATTGATCCTACATTAGAATTCCTATAAACTAGCGGCGAGAGTCTAGGGGCTTTGATAGCACACCTTGACAGAATAGGATACAAATGAGTAACAAACCACTAAACATCGGAGAAGAGGCAAAAGTACAAATGCCTATGAAGACTGTTGCTAGTCTAATTTTTGTCGTTGC